GCCAACCCAAGTGGTACTCCAACTTATGGTGCCTTAGTGGGAACAGAAATTATTAGTTATACTGGTTATAGTGGAAACACTTTAACAGGAGTAACACGAGGCGCATTTGGGTCTACAGCTGCTACTCACAATACTGGTGCTACAGTAAGATTATTAATAACACCAGCAAACAATTATTATTTTAGTGCAGACAGTAATGCAACTGCTGGACAAATTCGTGGTGGAGGGTATAATGTATCTTCAGGACCAGTAACTTTAAAAACGATAGGACCACAATAATATGCCAGCAGGATTAACATACACACTAGCAAATTTACAAACTGATATTCAAAATTATACTGAAGTAGGAAGCAATGTTTTTACAGAAGCTGTAATGAATAAATTTATTACAAATGCTGAAAACAGAATTTATAGAGCCGTAGATGCAGATTTAGAAAGGCACTATGCGACATCAACTATGGTTATTGGAAATAGATATGTGACTATTCCATCTGACCTTAGAACTATTAGATATATTCAATTAAAAGATAGCTCTAATAAACAGGTCTATTTAGAGCAAAGAGACCCTAGTTTTATTGCTACTTATTATGATACACCAAGTACTTCTTCTAGTACTTTACCTAAATATTACGCTAATTGGGATGAAAATTACTGGGTTGTAGCCCCTACTCCTAATGCAGCTTATGAAATTACTTTAGCTTATAATAAAAACCCTGTAAGCTTAACAGATTCAACTAAGTCCACTACAGGGACTTATTTGTCTAATAAATATCCAGACGTCCTCCTGTATGCATGTCTAGTAAATGCATATGGATACTTGAAAGGACCAACAGATATGTTACAATACTACGATAAAGCTTATAATGAAGCTTTACAAACGTACGCGACTGAACAAATTGGTCGTAGACGCAGAAGCGAATACCAAGATGGTGTTATTCGTATTCCTCTTAAATCTGAATCACCATCTACTTATTAAGGAGATATAAAATATGGCAAACGTAATACCTTTTAGTTTTAGAAGTGAACTTTTATCTGGAAATCATAATTTTGCTTCAGGTGGAGATACTTATAAACTAGCATTGTATACAGCAAACCCATACACGACTGCGAGCACTGCGTATTCTTCAGGATCAGCCAACCAAGTTGGAACTTCTGGTACAGGATATTCTACAGGAGGAAATACTTTAACAAGTCAATCAGTTACAATATCGTCTGCTGTTAGTTATGTAGACTTTGCTGATTCGACATGGTCGTCTGCAACTTTTACAGCTGCATTCGGAGTAATGTATAATAGTTCGGATTCGGATAAATTAGTTGTTGTTTTAGATTTTGGCGGAAGTAAAACTTGTACTAACGGTACATTTAAAGTTACTATGCCAGATCCATCAACACCAACTGATGCTATCATAAGTATGAGTTAATAGGAGAGTTTAAAAATGGCTTTAGTATTAAATGACAGAGTAAAAGAAACTAGTACAACTACAGGTACAGGCACGTTAAATCTTGCTGGTGCGGAAACTGGATTTGTAACTTTTGTTGCAGGAATTGCTACTGGTAATACAACTTATTATACCATTCATAACCAAGGAACGGCAGAATGGGAAGTTGGTATTGGTACAGTAACAGATGCAACACCTGACACTCTTTCAAGAGATACAGTATTAAGTAATTCTTCAGGTAACACTTCAAAAATAAGTTTTAGCGCAGGCACTAAAGATGTTTTTTGTACAATGCCTGCAAGTAAATCGGTTTACCTAGATTCGTCTGGTAATCCAGTAGGAGCAGCAAGCGCAGGTTTTGCATTAGCAATGGCGGTTGCATTATAGGAAATAAATATGGCACAAGATTTTAGAAACGAATTGCACCGAGTAATTGGAACAAGCGATGCTCAAATTTTAACTGCAGGAAATTATGATGCAGTTATAGGTATTAGATGCTGTAACATTTTAACTTCAACAATTACAGTTGATGTTAAAATTGCAAAAGGAGGAGCCGACTACTTTTTAGCAAAAGGAGTTGTAATTCCACCTAATTCAGCTATCGAATTGATCCAAGGCGGAGCAAAAATTGTTTTAGCAAGTGGTGATGTATTAGAAGCAGTTAGTGATACCGCAAGTTCACTAGATGTTGTTTGTTCATACATCGACACAATTAGTTCGTAGGAGGAATTATGACGGCAGTAGTAAATGGGATCCAATATATTGGAGGGCAGTATAGCCCTAATGAATTTATACCTAATCAAGCGGCAACGATTGATGGGACTCAAACTGTAGAGAATGGTGTATTGGCAGGACCAATAACTATTCCGTCAACAGTAACAGTAACAGGAACGTTGGTAATAGTATAATGAGTAAAATAGAAGTAAATACAGTAGCACCACAATGCGGAACAACTTTAACTCTTGGTGAATCAGGAGATACAGTAACTTTAGGAGCAGGCGCTAGTCAATCTGGTTTTGGTAGATCAGGTTCAGTTAATTGGCAAACAACTCCAAAGACTGCAACTTTTACACCAACCAATGGTGAAGGTTATTTTATAAATTCAGGAAGTGCTCTTACAGCAAACTTACCTGCTGGATCAGCAGGAGCAATTGTAGCTTTTTCTGATTATGCAAGAAATTTTGCTACATATAATTTTACAATATCACCAAATGGATCTGAAAAAATTGGAGGTACAGCAGCTGATGCAGTATTAAATGTAAATGGTCAAGCAGCAACGTTTGTTTATGTTGATTCTACAAAAGGATGGATTAATGTTCAGAATGCTGAAGATTCAGTGGTAGCAGCACAATATATAACAGCAACAGGTGGAAATACAATTTCAACAGTTTGTACAAATTTCAAAGCCCATATTTTTACAGGTCCAGGAACATTTTGTGTATCTTGTGCAGGAAATGCTGCAGGTTCTAATAAAGTAGATTATTTAATAGTAGCCGGTGGTGGCGGAGGAACTACTCAGCACTCTGGTGGAGGAGGTGCAGGAGGTTTTAGAGGATCTTTTCCAAGCCCTGGTTGTAACGCAGGTACAACACCCGTTTCAGTTCAAGGTTATCCAGTTACAGTTGGCGGTGGAGGAGCAAAAACTGCTAGTGGTCCTAGTATAAATGTAAATGCAACATCAGGTGTTAATTCAACTTGGAATTCAATTACTTCAACTGGTGGTGGTGGCGGTGGAGGCTACAATGGTTCAGGTCCTTATAGGGCTGGTTCCACTGGTGGATCAGGCGGTGGCGGTGCATCTGGTAGTCCAGGTCCCTCAACTAGTCAACAGGGAGCAGGAGGAGCAGGAAATACTCCTCCAGTATGTTCACCCGCATCACCCGTTCAAGGTCACGCTGGCGGATACGGAGTTGGTCACGTCTATGGAGGCGGTGGCGGTGGCGGTGCTGCAGCAGCTGGAGAGAATGCAAACCCAAATGCTGGTGATGGAGGTGCTGGAAAACAAAATAATATTTGTGGTAATAACTATTACTGGAGTGGTGGCGGTGCTGGTGGATCTCACAGTAATCCAGGTGGAGCCGGTGGAATTGGTGGTGGCGGTGGCGGTGGTGCTAACCCATGTGGTACCGCTGGAGCTGGTGGTGGATCAGCAATTAATGCTGGAGGAGCAGGAGCTAATGGCCCAGGTGCTCCCTCAATAGGTGGAGATGGTGGAGATAATACTGGTGGTGGCGGAGGTTCTGCTGGTAACAGTTGCGCTTTGGGCGGTAATGGTGGTTCAGGTATAGTAATAATAAGGTATAAATTTCAATAATGACTAGCACAGTAAAAGTTAATAACGTACAGGCTTCAGATGGTGGAAACATCATCAATCAATGTGGAACAAATATTACTATTGGCGCTAGTGGCGATACGATTGCATTAGCATCAGGTGCATCGCAAACAGGATTTGGTAGAACAGGAACTGTTGATTGGCAAACAGGAGATATTAAAACTGGAACATTTACTGCTGCAAGTGGTAAAGGGTACTTTTGTAATACTACAGCTTCAGCATTTACTTGTAATTTACCCTCAAGTCCTAGTGCAGGAGATATAGTGGGTATAAGAGATTACGCAAATACATTTAATACATATAATTTAACAATAGGTAGAGGTGGTTCTAATTTAGAAGGAAACGCTGGAGACAAAGTTTGTGATGACAGATGTCAAGAATTTTTAATGGTTTATGTAGATGGAACTCAAGGTTGGATTGCAGTTAGTTCTGGAACTGGTAGTATAGGAATATCTCCTACATTTATTTCAGCATCAGGCGGTAACTGTGTAACAACTTCTGGAAATTACAAAATTCATAAATTTACAGGACCAGGTACCTTTACAGTTTGTTCAGTAGGTAATGCTGCAGGGTCTACTACTGTTTCATATTTAGTTTTAGCTGGAGCTGGAGGCGGTGCTGGTGCAAATGGTGGAGGCGGCGGCGGTGGAGCTGGAGGATTTAGAGAATCTAAAGCAGCATCAGATTCTTACACAGCAAGTCCGTTAAATGCTACATCAGGACCAGGATATAATTTACCTGTTTCAGTACAAGGTTATCCAATTGTAGTAGGAGGCGGCGGTGCTGGTCACCCTGGAAGTCCTCCTTGTGCTGATGGAGGTAATGGAAACCTTTCATCTTTTTCAACAATATCATCTGCTGCAGGCGGCGGTGGTTCAGGTGTATTACCTGCAACTGCAGACGCTGGTGGTTCTGGTGGTGGAGCTGGTGGCCCAGGAACAGCAACTCAAGCAGGTGGAGTTGGTAACACACCTTCTGTATCTCCTGCTCAAGGAACAGCAGGAGGATCTGTACCAGGTTCACCTGCTAACAATCAAGGTGCTGGCGGTGGCGGTGCTGGTGGCGCTGGTGAAGATGCTTTACCTGAAGGAAAACCTGGGGGAATACCAGGTTCTTATGGTGGTAATGGTGGTTTAGGAGTCACATCAGAAATAACAGCAAGTCCTGTAGGGTATGCTGGAGGTGGTGGAGGTAATCAAGAAAGATCTTCTGGAGTTGGAGCAGGTAAAGGTGGCGCTGGACCACAGCCCGCACCTACTCGTAATACGACACCAGGAGCAGGTGGACTTGGAGATTTTGGAGCGGCTAATGGTGCTTTTGGTAATGGCTTTCCAGGAAACAACACAAACGGTACTGCCAATCTAGGAGGTGGTGGAGGTGGTGTTGATACTCCTCAATCTGGAAATGCTGGAAATGGTGGTTCAGGCGTAGTAATAATAAGGTACAGGTATCAATAATTATGAGTGAAGTAAAAGTAAATAAAATTAGTCCAAGAACAAATTGTGGTACAACCACATTAGGAGATAGTGGAGATACATTTAGTATTCCGGCAGGTGTAACAATTTCAAATAGTGGAACTGCAACAGGTTTTGGTTCTACAGGTGAAGTATCTTGGAATACAACAAAAATTACAGCAGATCCAGGCCCAGCAGTTTCTGGTATTGGATATTTTACAGACACATCTGGAGCAGCATTTAATGTAACTTTACCACTTAACCCAAGTGCAGGTGCAGTTGTGGCTGTGGCAGATTATGCAAATACTTGGGATACAAAACATCTTACAATTGCTAGAAATGGACAAAACATTGAAGGCGCTGCCTCAAATTTTGTTTGTAATATAGAAGGTGGAGCAATTACTTTTGTTTTTGTAGACGCTACTAAAGGTTGGATTGCAACTAATTCAGGAAATACTACAGATGTTTTCGGTGAAAGATACATAACCGCTACAGGTGGTAATGCTGTTATTACGTGTGGAAATTATAAAACACATATTTTTACAGGACCAGGAACTTTTTGTGTATCACAAGCAGGAAATTCAGCAGGTGAAGATACCGCTGATTATTTTGTTGTTGCTGCAGGAGGAGGTGGTGGTCTCGACACTTATCCAGGTTCAAGAATTGGTGGTGGAGCAGGAGCTGGAGGATTTAGAATTTCAAATTGCGCTACAAGAAGTGGTATCGCAACTCCTGTAATGTCACCACTAGTGACAACAACAGGAATTACAGTTACAGCTACAGCTTATCCAATAACAGTTGGAGCAGGAGGAACCGCTGGAACAGGAACCTCTTCACCTGGAGTTTCAGGAGGAAGAGGCAATAACTCTATTTTTAGTACAATTACATCAACAGGTGGTGGAGGTGGTGCAGGACACACTCCTGGACCAGGAGGGCCTACTTGTCAAACCCCTGGTGGATCAGGTGGTGCTTTTCAAGGTGCCATTCCGTGTGGAACAAAAGGATTAGGAAACACACCTCCTGTTAGTCCCCCTCAAGGTAATAATGCCGGTGATGGTGGACAGGCGCCTGCGTATTCTGGTGGTGGCGGCGGTGGAGCTGGAGCAGTAGGTGGAAATGCTAGCCCTGGGCCAGGACTAGGTGGAGATGGTGGTGCAGGTTCTTTTTTAGCTGATTCAGTTATAGGTCCAACCGCTCCAAGTTATGGAGAAGCAGGACCAGTAAGTAATACTAGATATTTTGCAGGTGGTGGTGGAAGTTCAGGTCCCCCAGGTCCTTCATCAGGTGGTGTTGGTGGTGGTGGAAATGGAGCTAACTCACCCACTCAAAATGGATTAGATAACACCGGTGGTGGTGCTGGTGGAAGAAGAAACACTGGTGGAACTGCCGCTGGAACAGGTGGATCAGGTATAGTAATAATAAGATATAAATATCAATAATATTTATATATTGTTTAAAAATTAAAATTAATATATAAGGAGAAACATTATGGCACACTTTGCAAAACTAGGAGCTAACGGAAAAATTATAGCAGTATTAACTTTAGATAATAAAGATATGCTGAATGCTGATGGTGTTGAAGATGAAGCAGTAGGTCAACAATATTTAGAACAACACAATAATTGGCCTGCACCAATGTGGATTCAAACTTCATACAATACATCAGCTAATAAACATTCATCAGGTGATAACTCAAAAGCATTCAGAGGAAACTATGCAGGTATAGGTTATGAATGGGACGAAGATAATAATATTTTCTGGCCTAAAAAACCTTATGCATCTTGGGTAAAAGATACTACAACTGCATCTTGGAAATCACCAATCGGTGATGCTCCAGCATTAACTGCAGAACAACAATCTCAAAATGACGCTAACACACATTATTGGGCGTATCACTGGAATGAAGCTGGCCAGTCTTGGGACTTGACAGATCAAAACGCATAAATTAAAAAGGTATGTGGTATGCAAAAGAAAGTATTATCTGAAATAGCATTATATTATGGTGATGTAGCAATGCCTAAAGATTGGGACATTGACCGCGATAAACTTCAACAAGATATATTAAATTCAGAAATTACAGATTCACCTTTTCCATTTTCAAGAACTTGGGATATGTTAAACACATATTTGCGAGAGCACGTTGGTGTTAAGTATAATTTTAATTTAGTTAACAAAGAAACGTGGGGCAATATGTATAAGCCACAAGAAAGAACAATTCCATTATTAAATATAGATCCAGTAGATTTACGTAACTCTCCAGACTATACATTACTATATGGTGTTAAAGTTAAAGATTGTATGGTTCGAATACATTATGAAGATAACAGACGTAAAGGTAGATCTTGGGATATACCATTAAAAAATAATCAATTCATTATGTTTCCATCTACTAATATGTACTACTTAACTAATAATCAAAAGGATAGTTTAAACTTTGTACAAACAATAACTTATGAATACATTTAAACCTTTAATAGCACAAACAAAACCAATGTCTCATCTTGCTTCTTTAACAGAACTACAATCTAATAGATTAAAAGATAATTATGTAGAACACCCTGAAGATAGAAAATATCAAGCAGTTGAAAAAGCTGTATTAGAAGAAGGTTTACTATATCCAATAAGAGTTAATAGAAAAGATATGGTAATTGTAACAGGCAATCAAAGATCTTGGTTTGCTAAAAAACACGGATACACTCACATATCAGCGGAATTTGTAGAATGAATATATCTAATTATTATTGGTATTTTAAGGGAGTTCTTACACCTAAATTTTGTGATGACGTAATAGCTTATGCTAATCAACAAAAAGAAGTGATGGCTAGAACGGGTGGTTATGGTGATAGAAAATTAAAAAAACAAGAGGTATTAGATTTAAAAAGAAAAAGAAATTCTGATTTAGTATGGCTTAATGATACTTGGATATATAAAGAAATTCATCCCTATGTACATATGGCTAATAAAAATGCAGGGTGGAATTTTAATTGGGACAGAAGTGAGTCTTGTCAATTTACAAAATATAAATTAAATCAATATTACGATTGGCACTGTGATAGTTGGGATAAACCTTATGAAAGAAAAAATAAAAATGATCCTGATAATGGTAAGATTAGAAAACTATCTATGACTTGTCAGTTAACAGATGGTTCAGAATACAAAGGTGGTGAATTAGAATTTGATTTTAGAAACTATGATCCACATATGAGAGACGAATCAAAACATAGAGTACAATGTAAAGAGATATTACCCAAAGGATCTATTATTGTATTTCCTAGTTTTGTGTGGCATAGAGTTAAACCAGTAACATCAGGCACAAGATATAGTCTTGTGGCATGGCACTTAGGATATCCATTTAGATGAAAATATTAATTGTAGGTGGGGGAAGTGCAGGGTGGATGACAGCAGCCACTTTGGAATCTCAATTTCCTAAATATAAAATATCATTAATAGAATCTAAAAACATATCGACAGTGGGAGTAGGCGAAAGCACTCTTCACCAAATTACAGATTGGATGAGACTACTTAAAATTAAAGATAAAGATTTTATAAAACACGTAGATGGTAGTTATAAATTAAGTATAAAATTTACAGATTTTTATAAAAAAGGAGAAGCTTTTTATTACCCTTTTGGACTACCAGCTACAGGAGGAACAAGAGCCGAAACAAACGATTGGTGGTTTAAAAAAATGTTGTATCCACAAACCTCTTATTCAGACTATGCTGATTGTACATATCCTTTACAAATGGCTTATGTTAATCAAAATAAATTTGACATAAACGAAGTGCAAAGAGCTTATCATTTTGATGCAACAAAGTTTGGTCTTTGGTTAAAAAATAATTATTGTAAAAAAATAAAACACATAGTTGATGATGTGGTTTCTATAGAACAAGATGAAAATGGAATTAAATCTTTAAACAATAAATATACTGCAGATTTATATATTGACTGCACTGGGTTTAAATCTTTGTTATTAGATAAAACTTTAAAAGAACCTTTTGAATCTTACTCTGATATGTTGCCTAATGATTCTGCTTGGGCTACAAGAATTAAATACAAAGATAAAGAAAAAGAATTAGTTCCTTACACAAACTGTACTGCAATAGAAAATGGTTGGGTTTGGAATATACCTTTGTGGTCACGAATTGGCACAGGGTATGTATACTCAAGTAAATTTGTGGATGATGAAACAGCATTAAAAGAATTTAAAAAACATTTAGGTCAGGATAATTTAGAATTTAAAAATATAAAAATGAGGGTTGGAATACATAATAGACTATGGGTAAAAAATGTAGTTGCAATTGGATTGTCAGCTGGATTCATAGAACCACTAGAAAGTAATGGTTTGTTTACAGTTCACGAATTTTTAACCAATTTAGTTAAAAATTTACAAAGAGATAAAATATCTCAATGGGATAGAGATAATTTTACTTTTCAATGTAAACATTTGTTTAAAGGATTTTCTGAATTTGTAGCACTGCACTATGCATTGTCTCATCGAAATGACACCTTATATTGGAAAAATTGTTTTAATAAATCTTGGGATAAAACTTTAATAAATTTAGAACCAGTTGGTGTAAGCGGTATAAACAGGGCTGTATGGCAAAGAACATATGATTTTAACTTTGGGAGTAAAGGAGGACTACATTGCATTGCAGCTGGTATGCATTGGGGTCCTACAAATAAAGTTTCTTTAATTAAAGAAGGTAAATACACAGAGCAATCACTTGAAAAAGAATTTAAATCTTGTATAAAAAAATTAAATGAGAGAAAGGAAGTATGTAACACACTGGTTAAAACTAAACCCAGTTTGTTTTCAGTATTAAAAAATGTATATAAATAACTATTTTAACACGACCATTTGGTCAGAAGAAAAACCAGAATTTGTAAAATCTTTAAACAAAGCTAGTAATAAATATATTGTTGATGCTCGTAAAAGAGACAAAGATTATATAAAAAAGTTTGGAGATTTTGGAACAAGTCATCACTCAACACCCTTAACACAAGACAATGATTTTTTAGATTTTAGAAATTACATTGGTCAAAAGTCTTGGGAATATTTAGATCACCAAGGTTATGATATGCAACAATACACAACTATGTTTAGTGAGCTATGGGTACAAGAGTTTGCTAAAAAAGGTGGTGGACATCATTCAGCACACATACATTGGAACCAACACGTATCAGGATTTTATTTTTTAAAGTGTTCGGATAAAACTTCTTTTCCTATTTTTCATGAACCTAAAACAGGTGCAAGATGTACAAAATTAAAAATGAAACCAAACTTAAAAGGTGTATGGGGTGGCACAGAACTAATTCACTTTAAACCTAAACCAGGAACATTAATTATATTTCCAGGATATCTAGAACATGAATATGCAGTAGATCACGGCATAGAACCGTTTAGATTTATACATTGGAATATACAGGCAGTGCCAAAAGAAATAGCTAAAGATGTCGTTTAAAAAAAATAAATACACAGTTATTAAACAAGCTATATCAAAAGATTTAGCAACTTTTGTTGCAAATTATTTTTTAATGCAAAAACAAGTTTATGATACTTGTAGACAAGCAAAATACTTTTCACCCTTTGAAAACATTATTGGATACTATGAAGGAGAGAATGAACAAATACCACACACCTATTCTTGTTATTCTGATATTGCTATGGAAACTTTATTACTTAAATGTCAGCCAGGTATGGAAAAAGCTACAGGATTAAAACTATATCCTGCATATACTTATGCAAGAATTTATAAAAAAGGTGATGAACTTAAAAGACACAAAGATAGATTTAGTTGTGAAATATCAACTACAATGAATCTTGCTGGTGATGATTGGCCTATATATTTAGAGCCCTCTGGAAAGACTGGTAAAAAAGGTATTAAAGTAGATCTTAAACAAGGAGATATGTTAGTTTATTCTGGCTGTGAGCTAGAACACTGGAGAAAAAAATTCAAAGGCAAAGAATGCGTGCAAGTATTCTTACATTATAATAATCGTAAAACCCCAGGATCAAAAGATAATATGTTTGATAAACGTCCCCATTTAGGACTTCCTTCTTGGTTTAAACGATGATATAATTCTTTGATGGAGGCACGGCACCACCACATACCCCGTGTCTCCTTCTAAGGATTATATATGTTATTAGGATTTGACTCTTTTGCGGCACTACCCATTTCAGCTTCAGGTAATGAAGGAAATGTAACACTTAATGTTACCGGTAATCAGCTTACAATCAATATTGGAGATCCAGGAATTACAGCTGATTCTATTACAGAAATTCCTAATCCAACTCAACTTACTTTAGGCACAGGTACTGTTACCCTTAATATTGATGTAGATTTTACAGTTACTGGATCTGGTATTACTTTAGCTACTGGAACTGTTATAGCAACAGCAGGAGCAGACGTATCAGTTAGCGGAAATAATGTTGTAATTTCTTCAGGAAATGTTACAGTGACGGCTGACGCAAATGTTGAGCCTAGTGGTATAGATTTAACACTAGCTACAGGAACAGCACAAGCAATAACATGGAGTGAAATAGTCCCAGGTGTTAATATGACTTGGGTAGAAATAGACCCAGGAGTATAAAATTATGGCATCAACGTATTCAACTGATACAAAATTAGAATTAATAACAACCGGTGAAAAAGCTGGTTCT